CGCTGTCGGGAGTGCCTTAACCATCACTATTTTAATACATGTCGGGCCATTGGCCAACGCCACAGGCCCGGCTCCTATCCCTCCCATCCTTGAAATGGATGGGTTTCAAGGAGATTACTTATGAAACAGACCCTTACTCCGGCAGCTCCGACCAGCCCGGCCTTCACGCTGGCGATCGGCTCCGCATACCTGACAATCGAGAATAACGGCGCCAACATCGGCGCACGTGTGGCGCTGGAACGCAAGGTCGAAACTGATTTCCATCCCGTGGGCGTGGCGTGGGTTGTCACCCCCGGCGGGGTGCGGTATCTCGCTGACGATCAAGGCCCCGACCGCATGATGACCAATCCGAACGCCTCGATGGAATGGCGTTTCACTGCAACGGGGTTGGTCTCTGGCGAGATCGCAGCATTCGTTATCCAGGAAACGCCCTGACAGCCCGCCAGCGGCCACCAGACGGCCTCTGAGCCGTTTTGGGGCATTCCGCCCCCAAACCCCTACGCCCCCAGAAGAACACCGCTCAGAACGATACTCATGAAATTTGCCTATCCTTTTTCAGGAAACGTCGCACCATCTCAACTGTTCGGCGAAAATCCTGATTTCTATTCTTCGATGAACCTCGCAGGGCATAACGGCATCGATTTCCCGCTACCGGTGGGCACCGAAATCCTGGCCGTCGATGCCGGGCGTGTTTTGTGGGTAAAGATGGATGAGGAGGGATTTGGCCTTCACGTCAAAATCGAACATCCTCACGGCTGGTCTCTCTACGCTCATTTATCGGAAGTCAGCGTGCAGGCTGATGCCAGCGTGCAGGCTGGCAGCGTTATCGGGCTGTCTGGTAACACCGGCATGAGCACCGGGCCGCATTTGCATTTCGGATACAAGCCAAAAGACTATGATGACGCCAATGGTTATTTTGGCTATATCGATCCCCAACCATTTCTTTGTCATTCTCAAACGTCTTGACAAATCACCAACAGTCTGCGATAATGAACGCAGCATCATATCGCCAGCGATGGCGTGAAACATCGACAGGAGTAAATGATGCGAAAACAGAATACATGGGATTTGCCTGCTGGTTTTTCCGTTCCGTTCACCCACGTTTTGCGTGACAATGATGACGGGCAGGGAACCCCGCCAGCACAGCCACCAGCCGCAAACGAAACGTCTGCCGAGGCGGATAATACGGATGATGAAGGGGGCGGCAAGGATGGTAAAGATGGCAAGGAACACATGATCCCGAAATCACGGTTTGATGAAATCAATCAGCGTCGGAAGGACGCCGAAGCAAAGCTGGCTGAATATGCCGCTGCTGAGGCGAAGGCCGCCGCAGAACGCAAAGCCGCCGAAGACAAAGCGCTGGAAGAACAGCAGAAGTACCAGCAGCTGGCCGAAAAGCGCAAAACTGAACTCGATGCCGCAACCGCCAGCCTGACAGAAGCGCAGGCGCAGATTGAACAGCTGACAGCAGCCTTGCAAGCCTATTACGAAAAAGAGATGAAGGGCGTCCCCGACTACGTGGCCCCGCTGCTGGAAAAGCTCTCTCTTCCCGACCGGCTGAAGTGGCTTTCTGAAAATCAAACCAAGTGGGCCAAGAACGGCGGCCCGCCCCCGACGCCCGATGATGGCGGCTCTCCGAAGATGTCTGATGAGGAACGCCGCAAACGGGCCTACCGTACACGTCTCTAAAGGAGCAACAAATCATGGCTGACATCGTTATTGACAAGAGCGAAGTGTCTGCTGCCTATGTCGTTGAACAGTTTACCGGCACTGCGGGGCAGGACATCCTCCCCGGTCAGGTCGTGTACCCCCATCCGGGTACTGGCTTCTGGATGCTGGCAATGGCGACGAATGGTAACCACCAATTTCTCGGCATCGCCCTCTCCGACAGCAAGAAGACTGGCGGCGCAATCACCGTCATCACGAAGGGGATCGTCGATCTGGGCAACAGCCTCGATGCCCTGGGCTTCGACAACTCTCTGTATCTGTCCGATACGCCGGGGGCGATCTCTGACACCGAAGGAACCAACGCCTACAAGCTCGGTGATGTCTTCCCCGGCTTCCAGGATGAGGTGCCGCGCAAACTGATGCGGGTCACTCTGTAACCTGCTTCACGCCACCAAACGCCGCTATCTACAAGGAGCGCAATTATGAACGATGTTGCATTTGGCTTTATCGGTAAAGAAGTTCTGTTCAGCAAGCGCCTGTCGCAAGTCAACACTGCTGATATCTGGACCTTCATCACCGATTCTGTCGCTGAACACAACCGGGTGGTGCAGGAGCTGACAGCAGCTTTCATCACTCGCACCACGAAGGCACAAGAACGCTTCCGCCTGCCCACCAGTGGCACCCTTGAGCCGCTGGATGAATGGGGCAACCCCAAGCCCCGTAAGCCGGGGGAGTTTTGGGATGTCGGTTATCCCCTGCAGGGCGGCGGCACCGCCTTCGGCCTCAACCGGGTGAGTAAGGAACTCATCACGGTGCAGGAGATCAACAACCTGACCATCGAGCGCATCGCCGAAGATGCTGACTGGATGTCCCGTCATATCCTCTCCGCTATCATGACTGACGACAGCTGGGAATTTGACGACGACGACCTGGGCGTCATCACCGTGAAGCCGTTGGCGAATGGCGACACCGATCGTTACCCCTTCCGGGGCGGCGGTGTTCGGACTGACAACCATCTGCTGGCGCAGGCGAACCCGATTTCGGCCACCGACAACCCGTTCCCGACGCTGAAGAAGAAACTGACTGAACACCCGTCCAACCGTGGGCCGTATGTCAACTATGTGGCCACCAATCTGGTCGAGGACATCCAGAACCTGCCCGGCTTTGTGGAAGTGCCTGACTTCGACATCCGATACGGGTCTGGCGTGAATGTGGTATCGGCTCCGCTTGACCCCGCCCCCGGCACCACTGTCATCGGCAAGGTCAACGAGATGTGGATTGTGGAGTGGGAGAGCCTGCCCGACAACTACATGATCTCCACTGCGCAGGGCACCGGGCCTTTCGTGGCTCAGCGTGAATACCCCGTCGCCAGTCTGCAGGGCTTCTACACTGAGATGAACAGCCCCGACGGGAACCTGCAGGAAACTCGTTTCATCCGCTGGGCTGGCTTCGGCGTGCGCAACCGCATTGCGGCCTGCGTGATGCTGATCGGTGATGCCACCTACACCCCGCCCTCTGGCATGAAGGCCCCGCTGAAGGTGTAAAAATGCACAGTGCCCGATTAGCAGAACGGAACGAGATTGCCCGATTGCGTATCATCAAGGCTGTCAACCGCCTCGCCAAGCTGACAGACGTCGAACCCCCCGCCCCGGTTAACGGCAAGCGGGGGGCGGTGCGCAATATGCTGGAACTCGAAGCCGTGGCCGACTGGCTGGAAACGCTGGCCTCTGAGCTGGCTTTGCCTGCCCCTGTTCAGAAAATGCCAAATCCGGCCAAGAAGCCCGCCCCTCGCAAACGCCAGCCCCGCAAGAAGGCAACCTGATGGCTTATCCGGCATCCTATACTGAGTACGAACTGGCGCAGTACCAGCAGACAATCATCGCTCAGATGGCGGGTGTGTTGGGCTGGTCAGTCGATGAGAGTAATCAGGAGCCGGGCGACTTTCAGGAGCCTGTCAATGACGCCCTCTCCCTCTACGATGTGTCTGATATTACTCTGGCAACAGACATCCCACTTTTGCGGGCGTGCGCAGCAGTGGCGGTCTGGAAGGCAGTCGTAGGGGGGCTGGCGGCATTGTATGATTTCAGTGACGGGACCCCCGTCCTCAACCTGAAACGCAGCCAGATGCAGAAGATGGCGACAGAGGCGTTTGAGATGGCGAACAGGGAGATGCTTGGCTTGCTGCCAGACGATCATCCATCCCGTCTCGGCCCAGGCTACAACGTCAGCCTACTAACGTTGGAGTTTTCAGATGACCCGTACAGCGTTCCCGCTGACTGATGACGAGCTGGCCCGGCTCCGGCAGGATGCTGAAAGCACCCTGACCGACACCTGCGAACTGTTCACGCCCGGCCCTTCTACCGTTGATGCGGCTGGCAATGTCATCCCCGGCCCGCTGGAAAGCAAGGGCGTGTTCCCCTGCATGTTCAGAACGCCGGAGGTGAATAACAGTGTCAACGAAACGGTCGTTGTCAACCAGCCCGCTTTAGAAATCCGCTGGAACATCATGCTGCCGCTGGCGGCCCCCGTGGAACGGGACAGCCAGATCGTCATTGATGGGGAAGCCTATCGGGTCACCAAGAAGATGACCGGCGGCACCCGGGCCATCCTGCAGCGAGCAGAGGTTGTGATATGGCAGTCATAAAAGACAGCATCATCATCAAGAAAAACGAAATCCCTCGCATCAAGCAAGAGATGGCGCTGTTCGCCCCTGTGCATAACCAGAAGACAGGATTTGCCATCGAACACAGGGCGAAGAAGCTGGCGCCAGTGGATACCGGCTTCCTGAAATCCAATATCACCACAGAAGTAAAAGATGCCGGAATGCTGGTGATTGTTCGCAGCAAAGCCGCCTACTCTGGCTATCAGGAATTCGGCACCTCGAAGATGCGAGCCGCCAATGCCGGGCAGGGCTATATGCGTCCGGCGGTAGAGGCAGAGGCCGCAGCCTTCATCAAGGGCTGGCGAGAGTTTTTCAACCAATTCTGATGCAAAAAGAACTCGAAGCCTCAATCCGTCAATTGCTGCTCAGCAATCAGGACATCATCGACATCACCGGCGGGCGTGTGTACTACGAGGAAGCGCCAGCCGGTGACCAGCTACCGTATGTCATTCTCCAAATCAGTATCCCCCCGCAAGAGTTGAACCGCACCAAGATGCGGGAGGAACGCCACCGTTATGCGCTGGCGGGCGTCTCACTTCTGCGTACAGAAGCGCAGGCGCTGGCTGAAGCCGTCTATGCAACGATGTCGAAGGCTGCCATCTGGGGCACCGACTGGTGCGCCAACCGCATCGATGCAGAGAATGGCATAAATGATACCGTTCAACTGACGTCTGGAGACAGAGCCTATCGTTATGGGTGGGTCTTTGTTTTCGACATCTCATTCTGAGGAGAGCATTATGTCTGCATCCATCACAACCCCAAAAGCCCCTACTCCCAAAGCTCCCATGGCTAACTGCAATCGGATGACCGGCAAAGCTTTGGTGGTCGAATTCGTCACGACTGACATCAGCGGCGATTATCGAACCTTCGAGTTTACGGAAGACTTCCAGACCGTAGACCTGACAGCCGGGCCTGATACCGCCATGTGCTACGGGACGACCTTCACCGATGGTAAAGCCAGCTTCAGTGGCCTCTACAACACCGCAGACATCGATAACGTCTGGACGGCAACCGAGAAAGGCACAGAGGGCGATCTGGTCTGGTATCCAGAAGGCAATGAGCAGGGCAAGCCCCGCTACACCGTAAACGCTATCGTCACCAGCCGGGGGCAAAACTACCCCTACGACGGCGCTATCGAACTCAGCATCGAATTTCAGTTCAATGGGGACACGATTGAGAAAGACATTGTTCCCACCTCTCCCTGACGTCCTCAGAGACGCTCTAAGGCGACTTTTACATGGCAGACACATTACCCCTATCCAAAGACATACAAACGGCTCAGGCGGGCGCTCAGCGCCTCACACGGGCCGACACTCCCGCCCCCGGCTCCGCTGCTGAGTTTATCACGATTGAACTCAGGAAAGGGGGCTGGGCGGAGTTGTGGAAAGACCCCGACGGCATCACGATGCTGGACCTGTTGGAGCTGGAAGATGACAGCGCTCAGCAGGCCCTTCGGGAGAAGCGTTACGGCGATGCGATGAAAACGAAAGCCCTGTTTGTCAAAGCGTGGTCGTATGACCTGCCCCCTGACGATCCGGCCTCTATGGTGCATCTCCACTTCCGTGACTTCCTGACCATCACAACCGCCATCGGCAAACTCATTGAGGCTTTTTTAGCACCCGAGACGTAGAGCGGAAAGTGTATGTCGGCTTGAAGTACGCCGAGCCGTTGCCGTATGAATTCTGGCGGCACATCCTGGCCGAGAAATTCGGCTGCACCCCGATGGATATCGACCAATGGCCTGCTCGTGAATACGTGCAGGCCGTTGCGATAATAAACGCAATCAACAAGGCTGGAGGTCTCCAGACATGACAAATGTCATAGCTGACCTGATGGTCAGAATATCGTCTGATTACTCAGGTGCGCAGAAAGGGCTGGATGCTGTTGACAAGCGTCTGTCTGGTCTCGGAAAGTCGATGATGAAGACGGGCGGCCTGATGACGGCTGGCCTGACGTTGCCCATCGTGGCAGGCTTCGGGAAGATGTCGAGTATCGCCAGCGACTTCGAGTCGCAGGTGAACATATTGGGCGTGGCGGCGAAGTCGTCCGGCACCCCGATGAAAGACCTTGCAGATGCAGCAGTGCGAGTGGGAGCTGACACTGAACTGGTGGGCATCTCGGCATCGCAAGCTGCCGATGCGATGACCATCATGTACAAGCAGGGGCTGACCACTTCGGACATGTTCGGGGACCTCAACGGGTATCTGAACAAGAATGAGAGTTTGACAGGTGCGTTGCGGGCCGCAGTGGACTTGGCGGCTGGCAGCGAGTTAGACCTTGCATCGGCGTCTGACACAGTAGCTATTGCTATGAATACATTTAATCTGTCGGCAGAAGATGCTATTGATATCGCCGACAGCTTTGTCAAATATGCGGGGGCATCTGCGGCTAGCGTTGGTGACCTCAAAGAAGCGATGATCCGCACCGGCCCCATTGCCGGGCAGATGGGCATGTCGCTGGATGAAACAAACGCTGCGCTGGCAATTCTGGCGAACCGTGGTATCAGGGGGGCGGACGCTGGCGGGGCGCTCAACTCCATGCTCATGAACATGAGCCGGCAGACGAATTCTGTTCAGGACGCATGGGCCGATATGGGCGTTTCGATGTATGATGCTGAAGGGAACATGCGGAACATTCCCGACGTGATTGCAGACATCAGTAAAGCCACGGCTGGCATGACTGACGAACAGCGAGACAATCTGCTGATGACCATCGCAGGATCCAGAGGCATCAAAGCGCTGAACATTCTTTTGGATGAAGGGACAACCGGCTTTTCTGACATGGCGGCCGGCGCTGCCAAGACCGCAGATGCGCAGGAGGTTGCCGGTGCCCGCACCAAAGGGCTGGCGGCGGCGATGGAACAGATGCAGGGTGCTTTCGAAGCCTTCATGATCACCGCTGGCACCCCCCTCATCAAAGAGGTTATCACGCCCCTTGTGAAGAAATTGACAGACCTCATTGGCAAACTTGTGGACGTCAACCCGACATTCCTGAAATGGGGGGCTGTCATTCTCGGCGTGGTGGCGGCGGCTGGCCCGCTGATCACCGGCATCGGCATGTTCATTTCTGGCTTTGGAGCAATTATTTCAATTGCAGGGCCAGTTATAGGCGCTATTGGCGGTATAGGTGGAGCGATTGCGCTCCTGTCCAACCCCATCGGCTGGATCATCGCTGCCGTGGCAGCATTGGCCGCAGCCTGGGCGACTGACTTCCTCGGCATCCGCACAAAAACACTGGAGTTTGTCGAGTGGCTGAAGCCCTATCTCGCTGATGCTTGGGAATGGGTGACCGCTGTTTTCCAGAAAGCTATGGAGATTGCAAAGAATGTTATTTCCGATGCTCTGTCATGGATGAAAAGCTGGTGGGCTGAATACGGCGACGACGTGATGGCAATTGTCGGGAAGCTGTGGGAATGGACGACACGGCTTTTTGATTTTTCATCCAAAATAATTACGACAATAATTCAGAATGCAATAGAAATTATTACTGCTTTCTGGGAAAAGCATGGTGAAACAATCATGTATATTCTCGGTAAACTGTGGGATTACATCAAGCTCGTTTTCGACACCGGCGGCAAAGCCATCGGCGAAATCATAAGTATGATACGCTTCGCTATGGAGGGCGATTGGGAGGGTCTCAAAGACGCTTTTCATCGCCTGAATGAGGTGCTTTGGAGTGGCATGATAAAAGCATTCGAAATAGGTTCTGATATTCTCAAACGTATATTTGATGAATTAGCAAAATCTATCGTTGAGAAATACAACGAGATGAAGGCCAGCGCCCGGAGAGCTGCCGCCAATATCATGAACAATCTGAAAACGGGCATCGAAAATAAAGTAATGCTAGTTGTCAATGTCGTTTATAAAATGAAAGATCGCATTATAGGCGCATTGAGAGGAGCAACCAGAGCTGCTTATAACTCAGGGAAATCTCTCGTAAGTAATTTCGCAAATGGTATTAGAAGCAGAATTCAGGATGCTATCAATGCAGCCAATTCTTTGGCTTGGCAAGTGCGCCAGCGGCTCCCGTTCTCTGATGCCAAGAAAGGCCCGCTCAGCGATATCTCCACGTCTGGCAAGAAGTTTGTCGAGACGTTTGCCGGTGGCATGCATAGCGAACTGCGGACAGCCGCCCGGCTGGGTGATGAATTTGCTGCCGCCTTCCAGCCAAAACTCTCCATGAAGCCAGCCCCCGCACCGACCACCAACACGACCATCAATCTGACAATCCAAAATCCGCAACCGGCCACGTCGGAGGATGAGATACAGCGGTCGTTGCGAACGCTGGCATGGTTGGGAGTATTGCCATCATGAGCATTGTAAACATCGCTTACCGATATGACGGCGTGGACCTGAACACGCTCGGATATAACATTCAGGCATTGGGGGCCCCCGAGAGCATCCCAGCCCGAAAGGGGGAAAACTTCGCCCTTCCCGCAGCCCCAGGCAGCATCTACATGCCGAAACAACTCGATGAGAACATCGTACAACTGGCGATGTTCGTGCGTGACCGAACGCCGGACGGTTCGCTGACAGGAGCTGCGGCCTTGCGTCAAAATCTGGATTACCTGAAAGGGCTGTTTGCCCGTTACGGCCAACGCACGCTGGAATACTACGACGGCCAGATCGTCAGGGCGACTTGCGTCGAGGTTGCAGATGCTGTTGACTTTGCTGCGACTGGCCCCGCAACTTATTCTCTGGTCATCCGCTTTCGGCAGGCCCGCCCCTATTGGTATATCCCGAAATCTTCAGGATCTCCTCCGTGGAAAATGGCTCCTGAGATGGAGAATGATGAGACGACCAAAACAGACATCTGGTATCAACCTTATGATTTTTTGCATAATAATACTGGTACAGCTCCAAACTATTTTGCTCGTATTGCTCTGCAGGGCCTACTGGTCAACCCCCGTGTCACCATAGGCAACAACTGGGTCGAGTGGCAGGGGACGGTGGCAAGCGGACAAATCCTGATACTTGACCTTGCACTTTATCGTGCAGAGCTGGATGGTGTGGACGTCTCAGAAGACGTCAGGCACAGCGGACGGGCGCACTGGCTAGTTATCCCCGTCGGGAACAGAAAAGTTTCTCTGAGCGCTGCTCAGCGGCCAGAGGACGCTGTTATAACCATCACTCACCCCCGGTTATTCATCT